TGAAGCCCTTGCGGCGAACCCTGACAGCCAGGACTCCTTCAACTGCAACATCGCCATAGCGGACGAGATCCACGCCTTCAAGAAGGCGGCACAATATAACCGCTTCAAGGAAGCGATGCGAGCTTATCAAAACAAGCTCATGATCGGCATCACCACGGCGGGCGACAATATGAACACCTTCTGCTACAGAAGGCTTGAATACTCGGTGAAAGTGGTCAACGACACCGTCAAGGATGATTCGCTTTTTGTGTTTATCGCAAGAGCAGACCAGGACGAGACCGGGGCCGTGGATTACCTTGACCCGATTCAGCATGAGAAGGCGAATCCGAATTATGGCGTAACCATTCGCCCGGAAGAGATCATGAACGAAGCGAGACAGGCACAGAACGACCCGCAACAGCGGAAGGACTTCCTCTCTCGTTCTTTGAATATTTATACATCGGCAACCAAGGCATACTTCAACATTGACGAGTTTAGAAGCTCCGACAAAAAGTATTCATGGACCCTTGAGGAGCTGGCGAAGCTCCCGGTCAAGTGGTACGGCGGCACAGACCTGTCAAAGCTGCATGATTTAACGGCGGCCTGCCTGTTTGGAAACTATAAGGGCGTTGACATCGTCATCACTCATGCATGGTTCCCGATTGTGGCGGCAACGCTCAAGGCCGAAGAGGACAACATCCCGCTTTTCGGTTGGAAAGATGACGGATGGTTAACGATGACCAACGGCCCGACAGTCAATCACGCTGAAGTCGTCAATTGGTTTATCGAGATGAAGAAGAAGGGCTTTAAGATCTCCCAGGTTGGACACGACCGGAAGTTCTGCCGAGAGTATTTCATCGGCATGAAGGCAGCAGGCTTCAACATCATCGATCAGCCGCAGTATTACTACAAGAAGTCAGAGGGCTTTCGGTACTTGGAGAAATCAGCCAAGAACGGAACCCTTTATTATTTGCACTCGGACGCATACGAGTATTGCGTGCAGAACGTGTCCGCGATCGAAAAGACCGACGACATGATCCAGTACGAGAAGATACAACCAACACAACGAATTGATATTTTTGACTGTTCCGTTTTTGCAGCGGTTAGATACCTTGAAAACATGGAATATCAGTCGAAAGCATCCGGATGGTGGAGTTAATCAATGAACAAGACAAAACAGCTGTCAAAGACGATGGAAAAAAGAGGCGCGGTGATTGTATCAAGCGCACAGTTTGCGGAGTTTATTGCCAGCGGTTATGTGACCCTGGACAAATGTCCCGAAATCGTGACCGCTTGCCATGAGATCGCAAACCTTATCGCATCCATGACCATCAGACTGATGTCAAACACCGAGAACGGAGACATCAGGATCGAAAACGAATTGAGCCGAAAGGTTGACATCTATCCCCACAGGTACATGACGAGACACGTGTGGATGGAAGCCATCATCATGAACCTTTTGCTTTATGGCAAAGGAAACTCCATCGTGTTACCGGTTACAAGGGACGGCCTTCTTGACGAGCTTCTCCCGGTGGATCCTTCGAGCGTTTCGTTTATCAACAAGACAAACGACTCTTACAAGATCATGATCAACGGTCAGATCTTCGATCCCTCGGAAGTCATCCACTTGGCATACAATCCGGATCCTCACTACCCTTACCAGGGCAGAGGCTTAACGGTTTACGCAAGAGACATAGCGGAGAACCTGAAGCAGGCAAGCGCAACCACAAAAGCCTTCATGAGTTCCAAGTATATGCCTTCGGTTGTTGTCAAGGTTGACGGACTGACAGATGAGTTTGCTTCCGAGGAAGGAAGAAGACGCCTGACCAAGCAATACCTTGAGACAAGCCAGGCGGGAGAACCTTGGATGATTCCCGCCGGACTTTTGGAAGTCGAACAGATCAAGCCTCTTTCCATCGCAGATCTTGCGATTGATAAGACGGTTGAGCTCGACAAAAAGACTGTCGCTTCCATCGTGGGCGTTCCGGGCTTCGTCTTGGGAGTCGGATCTTACAATGCAGACGAATGGAACCACTTCATTAACGACAAAGTTCACGGCATCGCACAGCTTGTAGAGCAGGCTTTCACCAAAACACTGCTCATCAATCCGAAGTGGTACTTCGAATTTTCGATGCATTCATTACACGCATACAACCTCAAAGACACCGCTGATGTCTTTGGGAATTTGTATACAAAGGGCCTTGTAACCGGTAACGAAGTAAGAGCACGCTTGAGCCTTCCTTACAAGGACGGCCTTGACGAGCTGATGCTTCTTGAAAATTACATCCCCCTGGCTCAATCCGGAGACCAGGCAAAACTTAACGGAGGAAATTAACGATGGAAGAAAGGACAAAGAGACAGCTTCGCACAGCTGAATCGACATTCGAGACGCGGGAAGAAGGCGAGGACCTCATCATTGAGGGTTATTTCGCCGTATACAATAGCAACTATGAAATCATGAAGGGAATGTCTGAAAGCATCGCCCCCGGAGCATTTGCTGAAACGCTTGGAAACGACATCCGGGCGTTAACTAACCATGATACGAGCCTGGTGCTCGGACGGAACACCGCCGGCACACTTGAGCTTCGTGACGACTCTCACGGATTGTGGGGCCGCATCAAGGTCAATCCGAAAGACCAGGATGCAATGAACACATACGAGAGAGTTAAGCGTGGGGACGTTAACCAGTGCTCCATCGGATTCGAGATCCTTTCCGAGGAAACCGACTTCCGCGAGGATGGATCTATCCATTGGACGATCAAAAAGATTAACCTCTTTGAGGTTTCTGTTTGCACCTTCCCGGCATACGCAGAGACAAGCGTTTCGGCTCGCAAACATGATGCGGACGAAGTAAAGAAACGTGCAGGCGAAGCGTGGAAAGAAAGAACAATGAAAAAATTGAAGGGAGAATCTGACAATGCTTAAAGCACTCATGATCAAGAAGAAGATCGACGAGCGTAGCAAGCAGCTTCAGGCCTTAAAGGATGCGGCAGCAGACTTTGAGAAGCGCGAAGCAGAGCTTGCGGCAGACATAGAAGAAGCAGCAACAGCAACCGAAGAAGAGCAGAAGGCTGTTGAAGAGGCTGTTGACGCTTTTGAAGCCGAGAAGCAGAACAACACCGAAGAGATCAAGCGCCTGGAAGGCGAGATCGAAGAGCTTGAAAACGAGCTCAAAGAAACGGAAGCAGCACAGACCGCCGCAACCGAAACACCCGCAGAAGAAAGGGCAAAAGCACCCGAAAGAAAGGAAACAAGAAACATGAAAACAAGAATGTTTGACAAGCTCTCCGTAGAGCAGCGCTCCGTAATTTTCGAGAGCGAGAAGTTTGTAAACTTCGCAACCGAGCTCCGTTCCGCGATCAAGGAAAAGAGAGCCCTCACCAACGCAGGCCTTACCATTCCCACCGAACTCCTTGAAGTTCTGAGATGGAAGGTTGAAGAGTATTCCAAGTTAATCCGCAAGATTAACCTTCAGAGAGTCGGCGGAACATCTCGTCAGATCGTTCCCGGCACCATTCCTGAAGCAGTATGGACCGAGATGTGTGGCAACCTCAACGAGCTCGCACTCGCATTCAACGATGTTGAGCTTGATGGTTACAAAGTAGGCGGATATATTCCCGTTTGCAACGCAGTTCTTGAAGATACCGACATCGACCTTGTAGGTACCGTTCTTGACGCAATCGCAAAGGGCATGGGCTTCGCTCTTGACAAGGCTATCGTTTACGGTACCGGCACAAAGATGCCTCTCGGTATCGTTACCCGTCTTGCACAGACTTCACAGCCCGCAGGTTATCCTTCCACCGCAAGAACATGGGTTGACCTTCACACCTCCAACGTTAAAACCGGTACTGGAGCAACTGGCCTCAACCTTATCAAGGAAATCATCAAGAACAGCGCTGTTGCTGATGATAAGGGATATGCAAACAACGGCATGATGTGGCTCATGAACCACAAGACCAAGACCGCACTCCTTGCAGAAGCTGTTGAAGTTAATGCAGCAGGCGCTATCGTTGCAGGCCTTGACGCTCAGATGCCTATCGTAGGCGGCGAAATCGTTGAACTGTCCTTCATTCCTGACAACAACATCGTATTCGGTTATGGCGATCTTTACGTTCTTGCAGAGCGCGCAGGCTTCAGACTTGAGAACTCCGAGCATGCAATGTTCGTAAACGACAAGACCGTATTCAAGGGAACTGCAAGATACGACGGACAGCCTTCCATCGCAGAGGCATTCGGTGTACTTACCATCGTTAATACTGCACCTACCACAAGCGGCATC